GTAAGCTCTGGCGTCGCGCAGGATGATGCCTTCTCGCCGGCCTCGCGAGTTGTGACAGTTGGCGATTAAGTATGGCCGCAGTCCGCGACTTCGATCCCGTGCAGCTGGCGCTCGATCAGGGCGCCATCTTGGAGCAAGCCGGCATCACGTTCTCATACCTCGGCAGCACGATCACCGGCGTCTGGTCTTCAAGCCGGAACCTTTTTGACGAGTTCGAGGATCAGCGCCGGGACGACGTGAAGTTCACGGTGTTCTTTACGACCTCTTCGGTCACGGGCACGCCGGCGCAGAGCCAGACGCTAGTGCGGGCCGGCACGACCTACTTCGTGGAGCAGGTGCGGTTCGACGCCGAGGGCGCGGGCTGCGAGATCGACGTCGCTAAGGTGATATGATCGACGTTACGCTCAACTCTGGGAAGCTCGACTTGGCGCTTGAGCGGCTGGCGCAGTCGGCACGCGTCGATCTAGGGAAAGTCATCAAGCAGGAGGGCGGCAACGTGGCGCGCTCGATAATGATGATTCTGCCGCCGACCGGACAGCACGAGCACCGGAAGAGCAAAAAGCCGGTAAGATCCGGTCTAACTACGGCCGCAAAGGAGCAGGGCGAATACGCGATCAAATCGGATCTTTTCGGCGGAAGAACTCGCCGCATTAAAAAACAGATTACGACGCTCGGCATCTTCCAGCGGATCGGCAGTTCTAAGGTTACGCCGCCGAAGAGAGCGCGGACTGAAACCGTCAACGTCCGTCTGGGATGGGAGACGTCCAAGACGATTCGCATCTACTGGAAATACTGGCAGCAGAACGCATCGGTTCAGACGATGCGGAACTTTCATTTGAAGTATCGCGACCGCTACGGACGCATCGGCTACGTTGACCGGAATCCGATTGGCCGCTGGCAGGTGCAAAGTCAGATGTGGATCAGCGATGCATCCGCCGACCGTTATCTCAACTCCGTCCAGTCAAAGGTCGGCTGGGCCAAGGCTGGATTTGCAGCGGCCGCTCTCGCTACTGGACAGCGCGTGCCCGCCTGGGTTCGCCGTCACGCAGCGCGAGCCGGCGTCGAGTCGCACAACTTCACCAGCGATAAGCCGTTCCTGACTGGCACGGCGACCAACCTCAAGGTGCCGAATCCCGACCGCTACGTGAATGATGCGCTGGAGTTCCGCGCGAAGATCACCTTAAAGAAAGTCGACGCCATCCTCGCCAATCGCGCCGTAAACCTTGGATTTGCGCGCATCAGCGGGGCCGGTGTCGTGCAGGAGAATATGCCACGATGAGCACCCGCACCAATATCCGCAACGCTATCGGGCTAAAGCTGACGCAGGCTGGCGTCGTGCCCACGGCGAATCTCCTCAAGGGCCGGAACAACACGCTTGCCTCAACGAGCTTCCCGTCCGCCGCGGTTTACGCGGTCAACGAGCAAGTCGAGGTTCGCACGCTAGCGCCGTCAAATCGGACCCAGTACCGGACGCTGCAAGTGATGGTCGAGTATTTCACCGCGGAGGTGGCCGGCTCGACGACGATCATCGATGACCTCTTCGACACGGGCTCGGCCGCGGTCGAGGCCGCGGTTCTCGCTGACGTGACCTTGGGCGGCGTCTGTGATGACCTACTTCTGACGTCCGTCGATTATGTGATCGAGCCTGACGAAGAGCGTCGCTGGGGCGTCGCTCGTCACACCTTCTCCTGCATCTATTTAACCACCGACTAAAATGGCGAACCACTTAGGCCGCGAAGGCACCGTCAAAATCTCGTCGACCACCATCGGCGAGCTCCGCAACTACTCCTTGGCTCACTCCTCCGACGTCGTCGAGGACTCGGTCATCGGCGACACCTACCGCACGCGGAAGGCCACGCTGAAGACCTGGAGCGTCAACGGCGACCTCTACTGGGACGAGACCGATGCCGGCCAGATCGCGCTGACCATCGGCTCCACCGTGACCGTCAACCTCTATCCCGAGGGCATCGCGTCGACGTCCACCTACTACACCGGGAGCGGCATCGTGACGAAGTTCGACATCAGCGCCGCGTTTGACGGGATGGTCGAGGGCTCGATCAGCATCGAGGGCAACGGCGCGCTGTCCACTTTGACGGTCTGAGGTGAAGGATGGATGCTATTGACCTAGTTCGCGAACACTTCGCCTCCCTCGGCACCAAAAAGATCGAGGTGCCCGAGTGGAAGCTGACGATCCACGCCACTCCCGTCACGCTGGCCGAGAAGGCGCGCCTCTACAAAAAGAGCCGCGAGAGTGATATGGAGCTTCTCGTCGACATCCTTCTGATGAAGGCGACGAGCGAGGACGGGAAGAAGCTCTTCACCATCGAAGACAAGGCGGTGCTGCTCAACCGCGCGGACTCCAACGTCCTCGCGCGAGTGGCAAACGCTATCCTGGCCGACGATGCGCCGAAGGCTGAAGAGCTAAAAAACTAGCCGGCGGCGAGGCTGGTGCCGACCTCCTCGCCGTCTATGCGCTCGCGGATCGTCTCGGCAAGTTCGCTCACGAAGTCCTCCAGATGCCAGCTCACGAGATGAACGGCTGGATCGCCTACCTAAACCACCAGCAGCGAACCCAACACCGCAATGGCTAGCGCAACCTTTACCCTACGGGCCGTCGACGCGACGCGGGCTGCGTTCGCCTCGGTGCAAAATTCGCTGACTCGTCTGGAGAACCAGACCAAGAGCATCGCGAAGATCACGAAGCTCGCCTTTGGCGGCGAGGCTGTCCTCGGCACGCTGAATATGATGAAGCAGCGACTGGATAAAGTCGCTATGGCGGGCGAGGAGATGGGCTTCGACGACGAGCAGATCGCAAGCGCCATCAGAATGGAGCAGGCCGTCGAGGGCATCCTGAATTTCCTGACCAAGATACCGATCGCGCTGGCTCAAGTCGGAATCAATATCGGAAGCGTCTTCGACCCCGGCAAAGTCAAGGCGACCGAAGACATCATTCGCCAGTTCAAGTTCGAGCGATCCAAGAAGGAGATTGAGTCGATCACCGAGGAGACGCGGAGGCTCCAGGTCGAGATGTCGCGGATGAATATGACCGAGCAGGAGCTCGCGGACACGCTCCTGCAAGATGCTGCCAAGGGGTTTGAGGAGGCGGTAAAAGCTTTTGAGCGTGAGCCGGAAAAAGGCTTCCGACTGCAAAAGGACGCGCTCGCAATTCTGGCGCAGCGCGAGCAGCTGCTGAAACAGATAGCTAAAGCAGAGGAGCAGGCGAACGAGAAGCTCGATGCTGCGCGAGACAGCCGTCGACAAGCGGAGCGAGAACTGGAGGGAGTCGGAAAAAAGGCGCTGACGACCGAGCAGGAGCTTAATCTGCTCTACCGGGACCAAGCTTCGCTGGTTCGATTTATCAATTCCCTGAAGGGCAACGGAGTCGAGGTTCTCAAGCTTGAGACCGATGCAGAGAACAAGCTCAAGGACGTGATCGAAAAGATCGTCGCACTAGAGCAGGAGCGCCGCGCCTTTGGAATGGATTTCGGCGCAACCATCGCTCAGTCATTCGAGGACGCGATCATTTCTGGCAATAAGCTGCGCGAGGTGCTGCGTGCACTCGGGCAAGATCTGTTGCGGCTGATCTTCCGCGAGCAAGTGACGAAGCCGATGGCGAGCGGGCTCGGGAACTTCTTCGCGGATCTCTTCACCGGCCGCGCATCTGGCGGACCCGTCACCGGAGGCACCCCGTACCTCGTCGGCGAAAAGGGGCCGGAGCTCTTTATGCCGGCCTCGTCCGGCAGCATCGTGCCGAACAATCGCCTTGGCTCCAACGGAGGCGGCTCGACTGGCGTGACGATCAATTACCACATCGCCGCCGGCGTCACTCGCGCCGAGCTCGTTCCGATCCTCGAGACGGAGCGCAAACGCCTCAAGGCCGAGATTCCAGATATGGTGCGCCGCGGTGGCGCTTATCGCGCAGCGTTCGCCTAAGCTATGGCAATTTCCTACCCACTCACGCCGCCGTCGCCGTTCCGCATCTCGAAGCTGACGCTCTCGGGGATGAGCGCGACCTCGCGCAACGTCTCGCCGTTCACATTCCAGACGCAGCAATACAATTGGCCGGGGCAGGCGTGGATGGGCTCGGTCGAGTGCCCGCCGATGACGCGCGCGGCGGCCGAGGAGGTGATCGGGTTCCTGCTGGCAGCGCAGCGCGGCACATTTTACTTCCAAGACTACGCCAACACCTCAGCGCGGGGCAACGTGACCGGCACGCTGACCGTCAGCAGCGCGACCGCCAACACCTCGACTCTCGGCATCTCCGGCGCGACCGGCACCTTCGCGGTTGGAGACTGGCTTCAGATCGGCACGTCGCTTTACAAGGTCGTCCAGGTCAACTCATCGAGCAGCGTCGACCTCTTCCCGGTTCTGCGCTCCAGCTACACAGGCGGCACGTCGATCACCTACTCCAACGCAAAGGGCGTCTTCCGGCTGGCCGAGTCGCGCACCGAGTGGTCGATAGAGCTCGCGAGCATCTACGGCATCACCTTCTCCATCGCGGAGGACGTCGCGCAATGAGCATCACAACCGCAGGCCGCACGCTTTCGGCCGATATGGTGACGGAGGTGACGACGGTGCAGCTAGCGCCGGTCATCCTCGTCTCGCTTAGTTTCCCTTCCGCTTACACGCGCCTCTGGACCGGCTACGGGACGCTGACTTACGCCGGCGTTCCCTACCTCGGCATCGGCACCTTCGGTAGCATCTCGCCGATTGAGGAGACAACCGACCTCGCGGCCCGCGGCATCTCGATGCGGCTCTCGGGCGTGCCCACCGCGAACATCGCGCTTGCGCTGACCGAGGATTACCAAGGCCGCGATTGCACGGTGCTCTTCGGCGCGCTCTCGCCGACCGCCGGCACGCTGATCTCGTCGCCGGTGACCGTCTTCCAGGGGCGGATGGACGTGATGCAGATCTCGGACGACGGGCAGTCAGCGGACATCACGATGACGGCCGAGAACCGGCTCGTTGATTTCAAGCGGCCGCGCGAAGTGCGCTACACGCACGAGGAGCAGACCGCGCTTTTCCCCGGCGACCTCGGGCTGGAGTTCGTGACCGCCATCCAGGAGAAGGCGATCTATTGGGGCAACCCGAACCAGACGCAGCAAACGAACTGGAACGGAGGCAACCAGACCGGACCCACCGGATACGAATGAAGGCTGCCGACATTCCCGCGGAGCTTGCGCGCTTTATCGAGGAGCGGCGCAATCAGCCGTTCGCGTGGGGCGCGAATGACTGCTGTCTATTTGCGGCCGACTGGGTCGCTCGGGCAACGGGCCGAGATCCCGCGGCGCACTACCGCGGCACCTACTCGAGCGGAATCGGCGCGCAGCGCATCATCGACAAGGCCGGCGGGATTCTGGAACTCGCGCGCGAGCTCGGGCTCGAGCCGACGCAGATCGGCCTCGCTCGCCGCGGCGACGTGATCGCCCGCGATGTGGGCAACGGCATCGGGCTGGGCGTATGCGTGGGTAACGCTGCCGCCTTCGTGGGCCGCGATGGGCTGGAGTTCCTCGACCTCAACGGTGCCGCCTGCTGGCGCCTCTAACTATGCCGCAAGTCGCCGTCGTCGTCTGGATCGCTTTGATGGATATCGGGCTGAGTGTCGCCGCGGCAAACGCGGTGATGTTCGTGCTCAAGTTCATCGCGACGACCGCTGCCTCGATGGCGGCGTCGAAGCTGCTCGCACCAAAGGCTCCGAGCTACTCGGACCCGTCGCTGACCGACCGCTCGCAGATGATCCGCTCGCCAATTGCGGCGCGGCAGATCGTTTACGGCCAGACGAAGACCTCGGGCGTCATCGTCTACATCTCAACGACGGGAACAAAAAACGAGTATCTGCACCTCGTCGTCGCGATGGCCGGTCACGAGGTCGAGGAGATCGGCGACGTCTACTTCAACGATGAGCTCGCGCTAACTGGCGCAGGCAGCGCCGCCCAGGGGCGCTTCACGGGCTACGCCGAGATCTACAAGAAGCTCGGCAGCGACACGCAGACGGTCGAGACGAACCTTGAAACCGCGACCTCCGGCCTGACCGACGGCAAGTGGACGAGCAATCACCGGCTGCGCGGAATCGCTTACATCTACGTGCGCCTCGTCTGGAACCAAGAGGTCTGGACCGGCGGCATCCCGAACATCGCCGCGGTGGTCAAGGGCAAGCAGGTCTACGATCCGCGGACAACGACGACGGCTTACTCGGCCAACCCTGCGCTCTGCCTTCGGGACTACTTGACCAGTTCGCTCGGGATGGCGATGGACTCGGCCGAGATCGACGATACGGCAATCAACGCCGCGGCGAACATCTGCGACGAGCAAGTCGAGATCAAGCCGGTCACCTCGCCGGCGACCTACGAGAACCGATACGAGGCCAACGGCGTCCTTTACACCAGCGCCTCGCCCGACGAGAACATCGGCAAGCTTATTACCGCGATGGGCGGGCTCATCGCCTACTCGGGAGGCAAGGTCGTGGTCTATGCGGCCGGCTACCGGATCCCGACCGTCACGCTGACCGAGAAGCACTTCGCCGGCCAGATGACGGTGCAGACCAAGACCTCCGCCCGCGACCGAGTAAACGGAGTCAAGGGCGTCTACGTCTCGCCTGAGAACGACTGGCAACCGTCCGACTTCCCGCAGATCACGTCGACGACCTACGTGACCAAGGACGCCGGCATCCGTTACTGGCGCGACGTGGCGCTGCCGTTCACGACCTCGCCCGCCTGCGCCCAGCGGCTGGCCGTGATCG